AGCTGCATGGCCGGATACTGACGCCAGATGGCCTTCGCGTCATCTGCGCCGGTCTGGATAATGATCCGGAGAAGATCGGTATCCACATGCTGGAGATGCTGGCCAAGTTCAGGAATGAGGGTATCGTGGACTAAATCGGGATTTGTAAGGGAGAGAGGAAGATGGAACTGAAAAAAATAGAGCATAATCTGACTGTATGTAAAGTGCAGAATGTATTAGATATAGACACGACAACGGATTTCTATTTTATCGGTAAAACGGATGAGGAATTGTCATTGGTCTGTAAAACGGAGGATGTCCCTGCTGAGACTATTGAGAGAGATGATGGTTGGAAAGGTTTTCGCATTCAAGGTGTTTTGGATTTTTCTCTTATTGGGATTCTTTCAAAACTATCGGGAATACTTGCGGATAATAACATAGGTATATTTGCTGTATCCACATACAATACAGATTACATTCTTGTGAAGGAAGAAAACTTTGACAGGGCTTTAAAGGTCTTAGCTTCGGAAGGATATACAGTAATATGAATTCCAGTTTTACGAGATGAAAAAGGCTCCCGGTCACCGGCCACAAACCGATGATCGGGAGCGTTGCATTTACCCGGCTCAGCCCTCGAAGGTGGAGCCGTTTTTGAAGGTGAAGGTCAGGCGGCCATCCGCGTAGGACGTGGCGTAATCCAGCAGGCCGCACCAGAGCTTTTCGCTGAAGGCGGTGACCTCGCCGTCCTGCTGTTTCAGGATACGGAGGAAGTCCTCCATCGTGCCGCGCCGGTCGAGGATGTCGCTGATCTGCAGGGCCACCGCATCCTTCTTAGCCTCGGCCTCTTTGAACTTCTGGCTGAGGGAATCGAAGCGCTGCTTGTACTCGGTCTGATCCTGCGCCACCGTGGCGTTCTGCCGGATCGTCTGCTGGATCATGCCGTTCAGCACTTCCATTTCCGAAAGGAGCTCTTCCTGCTGGGCCTCCAGCTCGGTGGTGTCGAGGGTCCGTGCCATGCCCTGCTCGTAGGCAGCGATGGCTGCATCCCGTCCGGCCAGCAGCTGGTTGACCGCCACTGTGAAGCGCTCCTTCACCGAGGCCTCGTCGAGGTACGGCGTGGTGCAGCGGACCTCGTTTTTGTATTTCTGGTTGCATTGCCAGACGGTCCGTTTGCACTTCTCCGGCGAGTGCCAGACCTTTGAGCCGTACCATCCGCCGCAGTCGCCGCACTTGATCCTGCCGGATAGCAGGTGGACACCGCTGTGGCGATTCTTGCCCTTGGTCCGTCTGGCGAGCTCCCGCTGGACCATCTCGAAGGTCTCCGGGTCGATGATCGCCTCGTGGTTGTTCTCCACGTAGTACTGCGGGACCTCACCTTGATTGGTTTTCATCTTCTTGGTCAGGAAGTCCTCGCAGAAGGTTTTCTGTAGCAGGGCATCGCCCTTGTACTTCTCGTTAGACAGGATGCTCTTGATGGTAGTCTGGCCCCATTGGTGCTTGCCTGCCGGTGTCGGGACGCCTTCATCGGTCAGCGTCTTGGCAATGCCGTGTGGAGTCATGCCTTTCAGGAACATCCCATAGATGCGTTTGACCACATCGGCCTGCTCCGGGTTGATTACCAGATTCCCGTCCTCGCCACGGTCGTAGCCGAGGAACCGCTTAAACGGAACCGTGACCTTGCCGTCAGCAAAACGCTTTCTCTGGCCCCATGTGCAGTTCTCCGAAATGGACCGGCTTTCTTCCTGCGCGAGGCTGGACATGATGGTCAGCAGGACTTCACCTTTGCCGTCGAAGGTCCAGATGTTTTCCTTCTCGAAGTAGACCTCGATGCCGTTTTCCTTCAGCTGTCGGATGGTGGTCAGGGAATCGACCGTATTCCGCGCAAACCGGCTGACGGACTTCGTGACGATCAGGTCGATCCTGCCGTCAAGCGCATCCGCGATCATCCGCTTAAAGCCCTCGCGGCGCTTGGTGCTGGTGCCCGTGATGCCCTCGTCGGTGTACACGGACACAAACTCCCAATCGTCCCGGCCCTTGATGTAATTGGTGTAGTAATCAATCTGAGCTTCATAGCTCGTGAACTGATCGTCGTGATCAGTGGAGACGCGAGCGTATCCGGCGACCCTTCGTTTCTTCTGCGCGGAGATCGGAGTGGCCGAAAACCGCGTCAGGGTTGCTGGGATTGTTTGGACTTTCCTTTGCTGTTCCAATGCCGCTCCCTCCTTATCTGTTTCATGTGTTCGCTCATGGCCTTCCGCTGTTCCTCGGTGACCTGCCGCTTGGGTCTGGCTTCAAAGGCGGCACGGCGCTCGGCGGTCCATCCCGGCATCTTGCGCTTGGTGCTGTACTCGGCTTCCTCGGTGTGGCCGTCCGTGAAGGTGAATTCCAGCAGGCCGCTTTTCACCATCGTGATGTGGTCCACCCGCTCCCGGAAGGCGTCGCCGTCAAATTCTGGAATGCCCATCAGGTCAGCGGCAATCTCCATGAGCTCCGGCTCCCGGATGCCTCGGATGCCGCAGTAGGTGGCACCACTGCCGGAGCATCGCCAGTAGGCAATCTTGCCATCCGAGGAGCCTTGGACCTGCCGCCTGCAGGAGCCACCGCAGCAGCCGCATTTAATCCGGGTGGTGAATGGCGAGAAGCGGCCATCACCCTTGGCCATGTAGTTGCGGACCCATTCGCGCTGGCGATCCTTGTATTCATCCGTCCAACAGTCCTGCTTAGCGGTTGACTTCCATTCCTTCGTGACCTCAGTGCCGTCGTAAAAGTGGAAGACCAGAGTGCCGCCGTCCGGTACGTCGATCCGCTCGACGCGCTCGGCAAAGACATCATCGTCGAATTCATCTAAGCCCAGCACCTCAGCGCAGCAGGCTTTCAGAATCTTGTCCGGGATCTCCTTGGCCTTGCAGGGATCACCTTTCTGCTTTTGCTTCCGGGAGCCGCACACCCATGTGGTGTACATGCCGTCCTCGTCGGTGTAGGTTGTGGTGAACTGCGCTCGGTTTTTCCGGGTGTTGTGCATGAAGCTCTTTCCGCAGAAGCCGCATTTGATTTTGCCGGTAAAGCAGGTGATGTTCAGGCTCTTGTTGGCAAGGGCACCGAGCTCCCTGCGTCGGGCCATCTCATCCTGCACGTACTGGAAGGTCTTCATGTCGATGATCGGCTCGTGGGTGTTCTCCACAAAGTACTGCGGCAGTTGGCCCTTGTTCTTCCGACGCTTCTTGGTGATCGGGTCTTCGATGAATTCCTTTTGCAGGAGCATGTTGCCGGTGTAGGTGATGTTCGAGAGGACGCTTTTGATATTGGAATCCACCCAGCGGCAGCCGTCCCGCGTGGTGATGCCCTCGGCTGCAAACTCGCGCTCCGTCTCCAGACGGGATTTCCCGTCGAGGAAGTTCTGGTAGATGCGCTTTACTATTTCGGCTTCCTCCGGGACCGGCACCAGCTGATCGTCTTCCCAGCGGTAGCCGTACACCCGGAAGTGTCCGTTCGGGATGCCTTTTTCAAAACGCTTCTGGATAGCCCAGCGTGCGTTCTCGGAAATGCTGCGGCTTTCCTCCTGTGCAAAAGAAGCGAGAAGGGACAGCATCAGCTCGCCGTCGTCGGACAGGGAGTTAATGTGCTCCTTCTCGAACTGTACCTCGATGCCCAGCTCCTTCAGGTGCCGGACGGTTTCCAGCAGGTCCACCGTGTTTCTGGCAAACCTGCTGATGGACTTGGTGAGGATGATGTCGATCTTTCCGGCCTCGCAGTCATCCAGCAGCCGTTTGAATTCAGGCCTGCGGTCGATGGCTGTACCGGAGATGAAGTTGTCGGCGTAGACACCGGCGAATTCCCACTCCGGGTTGCTTTGGATGAGCTCGTTATAGTAGCTGACTTGTGTGGAGATGGAATGCATCATCCGGTCGGTTTCCATCGATACACGAGCGTAGGCAGCGACCTTCTTTCGGGTAGGCAGGACCGGCCTCGTGACCTCGATTTTCTTTACAGTTTTCACGGCTTTTCGCCTCCTTTCCCGTACCATATATCACTCTAAAAGGGGTGCATAGCAAGTTAATTCTGGCCTGTAGCCGCGATTAGTTTGCCCATCTGTGGGGAGAATTTCTCGGTCAGGAAGGCGTCAATTTTGGTGAATTCCTCCTCGGTCAGCAGGCCCTTTTTCAGGAAGCCCTCCGCGATCTCACGAGCCGCCAGATAGTTCTTCTCGGCCTCAAACTGCTCCGGTGCCATCATGCCTCACCTCCCTTGAACCGGTCGGTGATGTAGCACTCGTGGGAGCAGTACTTCCGGCCCCGGTTCCCGTATGCGGTGAAGGGTTTCCCGCAGCAGGCACAGGTGAAGGAGTAGATTGCTTTCCGGTTGACCTTCTCCGGGTGTGAGTTCCACCACGCCTGCCTGCATGACGGACAACAGAACTTGACGCGCTTGATGCCCTCACGCTGGGTGATCGGTTTCCCGCAGCCAAGGCAGACGGACGGGTCATCCGGCGTGCTCTCTGCTGCAGCACGAAGGCCGGTCAGACCGTTGCGCTGGCAGTAGCCTTTGACAGCGCTGACGGAGACACCGAGCGTATTTGCGATAGAGACATAGCTGCTATTCTGCTGCCGGAGCCTGCGGATCACGGCTTTCTGTTCATTCGTCATATTGGGATCACCTCCAGTCACTTTCCACTGGAGGTCAGGGAGTCGTTTTGACGACAGAAACGCAAAAAAGCCTGCCGACTATCCCGGTATGGGACAGCCGACAGGCTCAAAAGTTATGCTGTCAGGAGCGCCTTCCATGTATCCGAGCCGATGATGCCATCGGCCGTCAGGTTCCTCTTGGTTTGGAAACTTTTCACGGACTTCTCCGTCGTGGGACCAAACTCACCATCGGCGGTCTCGCGCCCTGCCCGGAGAGAACCGCCACAATAGTAGCCCTTGTCGATGAGCAGGACCTGCGCGTTTTTCACCGCGATGCCTTCCGCGCCGTTCTTCAGCTGTGGGAGCACGACTTCACAGCCGACAGCCTCGGGAGCCTCCTCAGCCGGAGCAGGCGTCACCGGCGTGGGATCGGACTCGCCGTAGAGCGGATGGCCGTATCCGGCGATGTAGCTATTGGAGCGGTTGTAGGTGTTCTTCTTCACCTGATCGGAGCTGTTGCCCTCGACCGTCACGATGGTGGAGTCGGTCACCTCGACCACAATGCCGGTATGGCCGATCTCACCGCCGGACTGGAAGAACACTTGGTCGCCGACCTTCGGAGTTCTATCGTACCGGCCTTTCTGCTGATAGTACTGAGCAGAAAAGATGCACCCGGCCCCGAGCGGACCGGTCTGGCACTGGATGCGCTGCCCTTCGACAGCTCCGTAAGCCTTGAAAAAACACCAGTCTACGAACACATCACACCAGGCATAGCCATTCTTATTCCCGTTGTAATAGCCCGCGGCTGCAAGGTCGCGGGCATACTTGGTCCAGTTGGCTGCACCGGCGTTGGCGGTTTTGTCGTCCAGATAGGCGTTGGAAGCCTTCTCCCGGTAGCCGACCTCCGCCAGCGCGATGTTTACGACATCACTCGGTTTGCTCATGGTCGTCCTCCTTCTCCGCCCGGTCGTGAAGCTGCTCAAGCACGGCTTTCAGTTTCTCCGGGATGGGCAGTCCGAGATGCGCGGCGTTCTCGATCAGGGAAACGCCCTCATTGGACAGGTAAAAGAAGATCACTGCGGTGCGGAGCACACCGATGCTGCCGAGCACTTGCACGTCGAGCAGATGGCCAACACCGACAAGCGCGAAGATGAGCACCTTGCGGAAAATACCCCGGAAGCCGATAGCGGACGAGAGCTTGTGGTCAGCAATCGCGGCCATTACACCGGTCGCATAATCGAGAACCACGAATGCCAGCAGCGTGTACAGTAGCCCGTCACAGCCACCGAGAAAATAGCCGAGCCAGCCACCTACAGCAGCGAAAATGACCTGAATGGTGTTCCAAAACTCCTTCATTTTTCAAATAACCTCCTCATAAAAAATGAGCCGCCGCAGCGACTCTCCGTGATTAGTTGTTCCCGTCGATCAGGTCAACGAGATGGAATATATAGGTTTTCAGATTTGCCGTCCCGGCGTTGTCCTTGGAGATGGTAATGAAGCCATCAGATTCGGGAGTGAATATAACATAGGCATACGGAATCGGATTGCTGACGTTAATAACGGTCTTTCCGGCAACCCGCTCTACCGCTATGGATGTATCCTGCGCAGAAAACATTGCTCGGAATCTGGTTCCGACCACGCCGCCCAGAGAGATAAAATATTTCTGGCTCGCGTTCACCCGATAAACGTCGGAATAGCACACCGTATCGCTTCCAATCGTCCAGACGCCGTTTTGGACATAACCACCGGACAGATCGAAGAAGTGAGGTTTGATCAGGCCAGTATGGATATCAACGGTGAATTCGGAGTAGCCATCAGCCCCTTCATCGGTAGCGCGGTATGTTCCGTTCTTCGTTACCGTTTTATCCACAAACACCGGAGCAGGCCCGTCCCTCGGAGTAACAGAGAGCCTGCATGTGAGGTGGATACCAGGCGAAAGCCGCCCGACCAGTTTCCCGTCCATCAGTCCACCTCCTCCGTCACGGTGAACTTGGCCCGATCAATAAAAGTGCACACCGTGCCGCCCTCCATCGTGATCTGAATGTCATAGACATACGGAGCGCCGCCTGCCTTGAGCGCCTTTGTCTCTTCGGCCTCCAAGCGCAGATTCATCCCGGCATGCGGTATCTCCTTGCAGATTAGAGGCTCGGGATCGGTGTATCTCTGCTTGAGAGCAAAGCGAATAACGTCTCCGGCCAGAACCGTATAAGGGGTACCATCCGGGTATAGAATCTCGATGGTGATGTCGAGCGTATCCCCGCGGGTGACAGAGATGCTCGTTCCATTGATCGTAACCATAGCGCGCCTCCTCAGAACAAGCCGCCGAGGGTCAGCGGGATTCGTGCGGTATCAATGTCATCGACCCAGGACGGGCGCTCAGGCGGAGTCATGGTTTCCGTCACTTTCAGCCACGCGATGTACCAGTTCCGCAATTCCCGCCATTGGCTGAGCGTCAGGGTCGAATACCAGATCCACCCCCGATTCACGACAGAGAAGCATTCCTTCTCCCGGCGTACCCGGAGAGAAGATTTCTGCTCCTCCAACTGATCGGTTTCCTCTTTTTCTGTGTCCCGGACCAGCTTTCCCTCGGAGAGCTTATAGCAGAAACAGTTATCCAGAAAAGCATCAAAGTCCTCCGGGGGATCGTACTCGTCACCGCCGTTGTCTCCGACCATGCACCAGCCGTTGACATAGCCGTTTTCATCAAAAGTTACTTTCATAAGCCCTCCTCAGTTAACGCCGTAAACGGCGACTATCTGTCCGGAACTATTCCGGCCCTTGTACACCAGATAGCAAGTGCTCCCGGAGTAGTACAGGTTGAAGGAATAGTAGTAGGATTCATCTGTAATCTGATACGCTACGGCGCTTGTCGTCAGGGCGGCTTTCGGAACCACGATCGGTGTTCTGGAGCCAGACGACGCAGGCTGCCCGATGATGATGTACCAGTTGTAACTGCCGTAGTTGAATGAACAGCTTCCTGTCGTCACAGTGCCGCTGTAGAGCAGCGTAACGCCAAGGCCGAGATTCGCTCTCGCGCCAGCCGCCGTCGTTGCTCCCGTTCCCCCATACGCAAGTGCCAGAGCGTTGGTCAGGGAGATGCTGTCCCACGAATTCCGGTCATAAGCCGCTTTGACCGCGGATGCTGTTGCCGCCAGCGCCGTGCTGGTAGACGAGGTGCTGCTCGTCAACCGGGTCAAGCCATAATAGGCGGTAGTGGCTGTGTTAAGTGTAAAGGCTACAAAATACGTGCCATCGTAAATAAAGAGCACCGTCTGCAGCGGCTTCCAGGCGTATGTCACGGGAAGATAGTTGTTGTAAGTGACGATGTACTTCAGACCGGTTCCGTTGACGTTCATTTTGACCTGCTGCACCGTGTTGTGGTTGGTGAACTTAATTGCCACCACCGCACCGGTCTTGAGTTCAAAGTTTCCTGGGACAGTAGCAATCTTATCCCCGTCATCAGCTGCCGTGTCACAGGTTCCCAATGCAATGCCGCCCGATGCCAGAGACTGGATGTACTCTGCCAGAAGCATGCCATAGACCTTCACGTCCCAATCCTCAGAAACCTCAAAGCAGTTATCGGTCTCAGAGACTTTGCCCACGGCCAACCCTGTGCCTCCGGCTTTGAAGTCCATGAGTACGGAGGCGGTGGACAGGCTGTCCACGACCGTGACCGTGCCGAAAGCGTCCGTCAGGGTGAATCGGATATCGCAGGAGTAGTCGACACTCAGGTTGCCGCCACCGAAGATGAACTGCGTCCCACTGGTAAAGGTAACGCCTGCATTTGTGTATGACGATTCGGAGGATTTCTTATATGCCACAGCGGTCGTGATCGTGTTCTTCCCGCTGCAGGACCAGTAAGAAAAGCCGATCGTGCTCTTGGCGTAGGTACCATTGGAAGACGATGCCCCAGCGCTCGTACACCGCTGGGTGGAATAGCTGTTGAAGCGCGGAGCGGCATAGGCCACTACATTGATCGTAACGGTTGCTTCATCTGACCAGCGCCCACGGCTGTCGCAGACCTTCCCGGTGAATGTGATGGAGCCGGACGTGTTGAGGAAACCGGTCGTCACGGAGGACTGTGTATAGGAAAGCCCGCCGCCGGTGATGCTGTAGGAACTGATCGTCGAGCCTCCGGCCCCAGCAGCGCCGGTGATCGCCAGCGTCACCTTGCTCTTTGTCTGCACATAGATGCCCCAGCTTGAAGGCACGGTTCCATCCACCCGGGTCGCTGTAATGCCGGTAATCGTGGGCTTGATGCTTGCCGGAACCGACAGCGTGACAGTCGTCGTACTGGTGCCAACCAGCGTGTTCCCGTTGTAGGTATAGCAGGTCAGCGTACAAGTGCCGCTGGTGCTGTTGGGGATCTGCGATGCCAGGGATGTGGACGGTGTCCATGATACAGAAGTGGATGTCGTCTTTGTAGCAATCGTCCCGGACGCATTGCCGAAGGCGTAGGTCAAAGTATGCGTAAAGGATGAGGATGCCCGGGTGATGCTGATCGTCCCTGCGCTGCCCATCGTGGTGGCAGGCATGGAGATGCTCGACGTACGCGGGATCGTGTGCAGCGTAACGTTCTGGCTACCGCTGACACTCCAACCACTACCGCCTTTTCCATCATAGGTAAAGCACTGGAAATTGGCTGCGATGCTGACCGACTTGGTGCCGTCCGCGTTGCCGGAGATGGTCCCACTCGACCATGGCGCGGCGGGATAGCTGGAGCCGCTTGCTGGGATGATGTTGTAGCCGGTGCCTTGCGAACCTATGGTGCAGTTGTGTGTACCGATCTGGGAGTTGAACGTCACCACGGTCGAGCCGTTGATGGAGAGAGTCCCGTTGGGATAATAGGTAAAGCCGTACCAGTTATATGAGACAAGCTGGGCGGCCGTAATGCTCACAACATGCGTGTTGGCCGATTCGTTATAGGTTTCCGACCAGTATATGATGACCGCAAAGTTCTGCGATCCCGTCAGCGTAAAGCTGCCGCTATTGCCCTGTGCCATAGGGAACCCTCCTTATGCCGTGGGATCACGCCACTGAATCGACAGATTGCCGGTCTCGCGGGGAATAAAATCAAACCAGCCCCTTGCCGCCGTACCGAGGGAGAGACGGTTCCGTATCTCCGCATTGGTAATGACGAGGGACTGGTTTGTGATGTATGCAATGGTCTGGCCGTTTTCCAAAAAAGACAGTCCTTCATTGGAGAACTCGGCCGTGAAGGCGTTTCCGACTTTGCCCAGCTCGATCAGAGCACCCCGGAAGCGGATGTACTCCTCGATCAGAGAGTAATTGCCGGAGACGTTGTTCGTGATCTCATTGGTCAGAGTCGTGAAATCCATACGGATCTCCGATGCTGCCTGCGTGATGGCCGTCTGGAAGTCCTGCTGGATAGTGGTCAGATCGTCCTTGCTGAGATAGTTCTCGCGGACAGTGCTCTGTATCTGCTCGGAGGTCCGGGTGATCTCGGCATAACACTCCCGGACCTCCACGCGAAGGGAGTCCACTTCCTCCAGCTCGACCATGCTCTGAAAGGTGTTCTGGCAAACTGTAAGAAGCATATCGGCACCCCCTTAATTCGATACATCGCACTGTAGCGTGAGGATGCTGTCGATCTCAGCGGCGGAGAGGTAGATAACCTTCCCGGTCTTGTTGAAGGTGACCGGATTGCCATCCTTGTCCTGCGCGTACCAAGTGTAGGTCATTCCCTGTGTCTCCGTAGCTGCAGCCCACGCAGAGCCGCTGTACTTCATGAGCGTCACGGTGTGACCTGTATGATCCACCTGATACCAGAAGTCACCTGCGGCAGGGCTGGCCGGAGCCGTTTCGGAGATGTTGCCCAGCAGCGGATCAACCTCATGCTGATTCGTGCGGACGATGACGTAGGGCACCAGCCCGCCGAGGTTGTTCTTCACAGTGAAGCCACCGATGGAAAGCATCTCGGAGACATACGGATCGGACTTGTCCTCGACTGTGATCACATCCACGTAGTTCTCACCGTCATAAGTCATGGTGCAGCGGTAGGACTGGATGTTCACGATGTCTGAGCCATTAACCGTCAGTGTCGAGCCGGTCGCGCCGGAGATGTTGACCCAGGAGCCGCCGCTGTACTTTGCCCACTGATAGGTAGCATTGGAGATTGCCGTTGCACCGAGATAAGCCGAAGTCGCCAGTGTCAGGCTGCCCGACTGATTCTGCACGATGGTGCCGTTGGGAGCATAGACGGAGAATACAACAGCGGATTCGCCGTTCGTGCCTGCCTTAGCCTTGGTCCATGCAAAAGTCTTCGTCACGCTCTGTCCGGAGACGGAGAATGTGAGCGGGATCGTACCTGTCAGCACGGATGCCCCGCCGAGGGTAGCATTCTTAGCGAAGGACAGCACAACGGAGCCTGCAGAAGAAGCCGTGGCCGGTGTATTGCTGCTGACCGTCACGCCGGACGGGAGTGTACCGACCGTGCAGGTCGCGGCTTTCTGCTCGATCCCTTCATAGGCGGCAAATGGGATCGTCACCGTCGTAGCAGCAGCAACTGCTCCGCCGGAGGTACATGGAATTGTCTGCGCCTCGTTGGAAAGGATGACAGACAGGCCGCCGGAGCCTGCCGAGCCCGGTGTGCCGGGTTCACCCTGTGCGCCGTCATACAGCTTGGTGATAGTGATCGTATCGTAGACATCGGCATCGGAAGTGACCAGCTTGATCTGCGCTACGTTATTGTTGAAAACAGAATGCGTTGGCTTGACCACAAGGGTGCCGCCAGTGATGCTGGCGTTGTCCGCAGTCGTGGGATAATCCACCCAGTTCCCGGAGCCATTCTTATACTGCCATTTCGTGATCGTCACGCCCTGAACCTGCCCGGTTAGGGTCGCCTGAGTCGCGCCGACAAGAGCAGAGTCAGAGTCATACTTGAACACATAGGTATCCGCCGTGATATACGCCAGCTTGGCGTTCTCCGCGTTCCGCACCAGCGTATAGGTGAGATCAGCGGAGATGTTGACCGTGTTATGAGTCTCGCTGTCGTAATAGCTGATGTAGCAGATGTACGTGATCATGCCGGAAGAGGAAGCCGCCAGCTTGTTCTGATTCACGGTCAGGATGCCGCCGGAAACTGACTCGCCGGTGGTAAGCGCCGTCTCAGCGGCGGTGCCGTCCTTGCGCTTCCACTGGATGGTCAGCCCTGTCGAGCCGAGAGGGATGCTCGTCTGATCCAGAAAGACCACGGGCGTCAGAATGAGGTTGTTGGTAGCCCAACTCGGCGCATAGGTGTGCGGCAGGACGTTGGGATCTTCGCTCTGCGTTTTCGGCAGGTTGGACGTGATATATGCCGAGAGCTTTCGCTGGTCGGTAATATCTACGAAGGTCTGCTGGGATGAAGTCAATATTGTAGGCATACTGCGCCCTCCTTATTCAAATCGTTACTTCACAGAAGAAGGACGCATTGTCCGTCACATCCTCCGTAGAAACCGTTATGGTTTTCATTCCTGTGTGGGCTGCATCCCACGCGGCGTCGGCAGTCCTGTCGCCGGAATTGCGATGCCAGTTGAAAGCGGATGCGGGCAGCGTATCCGTGATCTCCGTATCCCAAGAGTACACTTTGCAGCGCACGGTGCTCCGCTGGGTCTTTTCCCGGAAGATGCTCACGCCCTCCGTCACGATCTCGGTGCGGTACATCTTGGATTCGTTGATCCTGTCCACCTGCCCTGAGATCACATCGATCTTGGAGGACTGCCCGACGATGTCCTCCTCCAGTGCGGAGATGGTATCGTTTTGCTTATTGGACAGGCCAGTCAGTGTGACTCCGCTTGCCCCGATGGTGATTGTGTTCCCGGCGGGATTGAGATAATCCCGGGTGCGGCCCACACAGCGATATCTGCCGTCAATGCCGTGCGGTGGGGACTTGCAGACCACATACATGCCCGCATGGATGTCCCCGATATCCGCACCCGTATCCGACTCGTCTACGATGGTCAGTTCCATGCTGGTGACGCCCTGCGCCAGATCGTGCAGCCGTGCCTGTGCCTTGGTTAGCAGGTTTCCGGGGATGGTCACATCGTCCCAGATTTCGGTCCTCCAGATCCGTCCGATCTCTGCCGCGGCATCTTCGTCAACAATGTAGTTTTTCCCGCCGTTCACGGATGTGATCTGGACCCGCTCATCGGTTTCATACTCATGCCCCTCGGCATCGATATCCTTTATCTTTGCCCCCAGAGGGAGCAGAACGGAAACCCGGTCAGTATGGTCCCGGCTGATCTTCACGTCCAACAGGTTTTTGCCGTACTCGACCGTCTGCGCGGAGAGTGAATCGAAATCCGCAATATAATCCAGATACTTCGTACCGCCCACATAGCGCACACGGAGAAACCCTCCGTGAGTCTTGATCAGTTTATCCCTGATTGCATCGAGCGTTACCGTGAACTCAGAACTGCCATACGAGATATAATCGTTGCTATCCGTGACCGAAATTGTGCCAAGCGTGAACTGTTTCTTTTCTTCCACGGCACGATTGTGTTCACCGATGAACAGTTCCAACAGTCCACGCAAAGTACCTCTATAGTCATATGGCGGCTGCACGCTGTCCTTCAGATAGGCAAGGCAGGACTCGCATGTCCAGGTATGGGTGTTGTAAAAATCCGTACCGTTGTCCAGCGCACGGCCCTCGAACACCACGGCATCGCCTTTCTTGCAGACGATGGTAGAAGCAAGCGGCCGGATTGCAGACAGGTACGGATGGTTGAAAGGAGCGGAAAGCGTCATGCTGTCGATGTTCTCCGCATCCTCCTCGATCCGGGCGGCCGTAATCGCCAGTTTCGACATCTGCGGATGATAGAACAGCGCGCCATCCACATAGACGCGAAACAGGCTCATAGACGACCCTCCCTGTATGTGAATGTGGTAATTCCTTCTCCTGTAATGGAAACCGTATTATTCCCATGCCGCAGCTCCAGTTCCGGGATTTCCCATGTCCCCGCGCTGACGGTCTTCTGAAAAGACTCCCCGTCAATCGTCCAGCGGAGCGTGGTTTCTGCCGCTACCGTGATGACCGGAACAACAGGCATAAAGTCATTGGCAAGGATCACAGTCCCGCCGCCGCTGAAGTTCACGACCGTCTCCTCCACGTGGTAGAGAAAGGCATCCCCGTCCGTGCAGGAAAGCTCAAGCGTTCCCTTGCCCGTAAGTGGGTCATAAGACGGCACTGCCTCCAACGTCCCCACGGCATACAGCATTGTGTCTTCCGTCAACGTCACCCGGCAGAGCTTCCCGGCAAACTGATTCACAACCGTGCTGACGAGTATGTCGAAATCAGCGCGGTCGCCCAGCATGGAAAAGGTCATATCAAAAGACCGCGGTTGATAGGCCACACGGCCCAGCGCCTCAGTGAATCGTATAGGTGAATCTCTTCCCGGCACCGTGATCGTGTTGGACTGCGACTGCGGCGTCGGGAAGTTTACTGTCTCCCGAAGCCAGCCGAGACTGAGCATGGAGACTCCGTTTATCATAGCGTCAGGCTTCATATGCTCAACCTCGCATTCAGCTTCTGCGTCTGGCCGAGACCGCTGTCGATGGCGGGCAGCAGGTGTCCAACCAGGGTGCCGTCATCCAGATAAATGCCCTTTCCGCTGTTGGCGGCGATGACGGCCAGATATTTTTCTACATTGTGCATGTTCAGCTTGCTGTCCAGCATGGCTTCCAACTGCTTATAAAATCCGCTCAGAGGAAGGATCGCCTCAGAGCCCGCTTCGCCGCCCGCCATCAGGGCAGAGCCGTTCATGCCAAAGACAGTAGGCTTCGTCATGATGCCGCCTTCCTTATACCAGTCGATGGACAGGTGTGGGACGCTCGGCGGAGAGATAGAGAGCGTTCCGGACACGCGGAAATGCGGCAGCTTGATATGCGGCAACTGCAGTTTCAGGCCGGAGAAGAATCCACTAACCGCATCGAGCGCGGAGCGGATCTTATCGCGGGCCGCTTCGATAGGCGTGATGATCGCGGTCTTGATCCCGTTCCACACATTGGTGGCAGTGGACTTGATTCCATTGAACAGATTTGTAGCGGTGCTTTTCACGGATTCAAACACAGAGGAGACTTTGCTCTTGATCCCGTCCACGACTGTGGAGATGGCCGTTTTGATGCCGTTCCAGATCGTGGTGGCGGTGGTCTTGATGGCATTGAAAACCGTAGTGACCACAGTCTTCACAGCATTGATCTGCGCGGTGACTGTGGAGACGATAGCGTTCCAGATACCAGTGAAGAAGGCCACGATCCCGTTCCATATGGTCTCGAAGAAAGATTTGATGCCTGACCAGACAGATTCCCATGTGCTGCCGAACCAGCCGAACACAGTCTCCGCGAGAGATTTCAGCAGGTTCAGCGCCGTATCGAACAGGCCGGTGATACCGTCCCAGATGCCGGAGAAGATCTCTTTTACGCCTTCCCACATCTGAGACCAGTTCCCGGTGAACAGCCCGATGAATACATCCAGCAGGCCGGTGATAACATCAAGCACCGTGCCGAGGACGGTAGAAACAACATTGAACGCTGCCTCAAATACGGGTGCGAGAAACTGGCAAAGCCCGTCCCACAGGCTTTTCAGCACATCGACAATGGAACCGAAGTCAAAGCCCAGCGCATTCAGCCGGTCGACGATGCCCTGACAGAATGCCTGTATCTTGGAAACGATGCCTTCCCATATACCGGTGATCGCGTTGCGGAATTCCTCGTTGGTATCCCACAGATGTTTGAAAGCTGCCACCAGCACGGCGATGACCGCGATGATCGCCAGCACGGGACCGGAGATCCCGCCGAGTGCGGCTCCGAGCTTCCCGAACACGCCGGTGCCCGCTTTCACGGCTACACCGAGTTTCTTCACCCCGGTTGCCAGCTTCACAAAGCCCTGCATCGCTACACCGACTTTGGAAATAAGCGTTCCGATGATAACGAGCAGCGGCCCGAGCGCAGCAACGATCAGGCCGATGGTCAGGATCGCTTTCCGCTGGCTTTCGCTCATGCCGTTCAGCTTGTCCACGAATGCCTGAATCTTGGATACAATAGCCCGGATGGCGGGCATCAGCATCTCACCGAAGGAGATGGCCAGTTCTTCAAGCTGAGATTTGAGGATGGTCAGTTGCCCGGCCAGATTATCCTGCATGGTCTCCGCCATCTGCGCGGCGGTGCCGTCACAGTTATCGATGGCGGTGCTGAGTTTTTCTATATCTTCCGGAGCGGCATTCATCAACGCGAGGAAGCCGGACATGGCATTCTTGCCGACCAGCGCTTCCGCGGCTTGCGCTCTTTCAGATTCAGAAAGCTGAGAAAAGGCTCCGCGGCAGTCCGCCAGAATATCTGACAGATCGCGCATGGAGCCGTCTGTGTTGGTGGTGGCGATGGTGACTTCACCCAGCGCCGCTCCGGTGATCTTTACCTCACCGGAAAGGTTGTTCATGATCGTGCGGAGCGCGGTACCGGCCTGCGTGCTCTTGATACCTGCATTCGCCATGAGGCCGATCGCCTCGGCGACGTCTTCCGCGGAGAAACCGAGAGCGCCTGCGATGGGAGCGCAATACTTGAAGGTTTCGCCCATCATCCGGACGTTGGTGTTCGCATTGGAAGATGCTGCCGCGAGGATATCTGCAAAGTGACCGGAGTCCTGTGCCGAGAGGCCGAATGCCGTCAGCGCATCCGTCACGATATCCGAGGTGGTTGCCAGATCTTCACCGGACGCAGCGGCAAGGCTCATGATACCTTCGATGCCGCTGAGCATATCCTCCGTCTTCCAACCCGCCATCGCCATGTATTCCATAGCGGAGGCTGCCTCGGAAGCAGAGAACTTGGTCTTGGCACCCATCTCCCGGGCCTTATCCCGCAGGGCATCCAGATCATCACCGGTCGCGCCGGAGATGGCTGCAACCTTGCTCATGCCGGAATCGAAGTCCGCGGCGGTCTTCACCGCGGCTGCACCGAGACCGGCAACGGCCATAGAAGCAGGCATGATCTTCTGCCCAGCGCTGGTGACGGAGTCTCCGAAAGACTCCATCTTTTTCCCGGCCTCGTCGATCTTGGCAAGCGCTGTGCTTGTGGCAGCGGCTTCCTCCTGCAGGCGGCGGAGTTCCTGCTCCGTCTCGATGATCTCCCGCTGCAGAGCGTCATACTTATCCTGCCCAAGATCACCGTTTTCGAGCTGCTGCTTTGCCTGCTCCTGCGCCTGCTTCAGAGAGTCCAGTTTCTCTTTCGTCGCGCCGATGGCGTCCTTCAGCGCACGCTGCTTCTGGGAAAGAAGCTCCGTGTTCGAGGGGTCCAGTTTCAGGAGGCGGTTTACATCCTTCAGCTGGCTCTGTGTGTTTTTGATCGTACTGTTGACGTTCTTCAGGGCTTTTTCAAGACCTGTGGTATCGCCGCCGATCTCAACGGTTATGCCTTTGATGCGTCCAGCCATGATGCTTGCCTCCCTTCATCAGAAATTATCGAAATCCTGCTGCCCGGCGATCCGAACGGTGTCTTTCTCGCCGTACTTGTAGTCGTCGTTGCCTTTCTCCGTCCAGATATCCAGAACCATGCCGATGGTCAGGAGATCGAGATCCGTCATGGACAGCCCGATCTCCAGGCATCGGAGCAGGAAAAGCGGCGTCGTTATTTCCCGGGCGCTGGGACTCCGTTTTTTTTAGACTCAATGTCCGTCACCAGATTCGCACCCCAGAGCTCAAGGATCTCCGGGAGCACCTGATAGATGCTGAACATCTCAAATTCGTCGAGCCACTCCTCGATCGTGCCGGGGATAGTGGGATCGGCATGGAAAGCCATGATGTAAGCCACATTCTCGAAAATCTCCAGATCCTCGATCTGCAGCTCTTCACCGTCATCGGCTTTGCCTTTGTACGATGCTTCAAGCTTGGACAGGTCCTTGAAAATGTCCCGTTTGAACTTGATGCGATAGAGGCGAGGAATCGCGGCGGAGGAGCGGAACCGCACTTCCTTGCCGCTCACCAGTACAGTTTTCTCCTGCATGGCTTATTCCTCCGTCGTCTCTTCCGCGGGCTCAGCAGCGGCGGGGACATACACGGACTCGTACCAGCCGTCATAAACTTCAGCGTCCGTGGTGTCACCGGTGCGACTCTTGACCAGACCGTCTTCACGGGGGTCGGCGGTCAGGTTCAGAGTTTCCGTCCTCGGCTCGATCGTCTCCTCCTTAGTCTGAGACTCAATGCTGGGACGGGAGGCTGCACAGTTGTACAGCACATGACGGATGCCGTGCTCATCGCCGTCAAACTCGAAAAGCAGTGCGAACTTCACGCTCTCGGTATTGTCGGCCCTTTCGACCAGCACACCGTTGCTGTCCAGCAGTTCCTTCAGGATCTCCGTGCGGAACCACTCCGGGATGAGCGCGATCTCCAGATCGCCGCTGTAGCCGTTGTTGGCATAGGTACGGAAATACACAATGCCATCAGCGTAGAACGGAGAACTGTCGCCCTCGGCATCCAGAGACAGACTGACCGCGCCGGGGATGGCCCGGGGCGTTGCATAGGAATACGTGGTCACGCCTTCCACGACCTCGGTCGTGAGCTTCGCGGCGTGAACGTTTTTCAGGTTGTATTTCACCTTATTGCTCATTGGTTTTTACCTCCAACTCAAATGAATAAAGGACTTCGTAGAGCCGTTCGCTCTCGATCCAGACCTCGGTCTTTTCAAAGAAAATGCCGCGCCTGTCCAGCACGGCCTCAACGCGGGATTCGATTCCCGGATTCTTTTCATCGGTGTACAGTTCTATGTGAACCGTATCGACCTTGAAGTATGCCCAGCCATCTGCGGCAAAATTGTCGCTGCTGGGGCAGAGAAAACAGATGAAGGGCGGGTCTGGAGACTCGCCCTCGGCAAAATGGTCGTAAGCGAACGGGATGCCGATCTCCTCCATAATGCTTATGAGATTATCCATGACGCAGCGTCCTCCCGATCTCTTCTTCCAGTTCCTCGATACCGTCCTGCTCAGCAGGTGCGATATGTACCTTTGCGGCAACCCGGCCTCCGTTACGCATGGCGTGCCCGTGCTCCAGCAGATGCGCCAGCATATACCGTGTCGGGGAATACACCGTGATCTCCAGTGCTGAGGAGCTTTCCTTCGTGGTTTTGGTCCGCCAGCTTTTGGCATAGCGACCGGTCCGTTCCGGCGCTCCTGCTGTGATCTCTTTTTTCACAGTGTTGGCGGCTTTCTTCACCGCGGCCTTCACGCCGTCGGCAGTGGTATCCGCATAATTGTCCAGTTCCTGCATGACAGCATCGGCCAGACCGTCGATACTTACCCTGCGTCCCATAGGATCACCTCTCGGAAAGCTCGGTGTGGAACTTTCGGCTGCTGTGCCGGAAGCCCATCTCGTCGATGCTCAGGATGTTGTAAATCCGGTCGCCAATAAGAACGCGAAATTGCTTTGAATTGACGACAGCGGTCTCGGTAGACCAGCGGACCGTCAGATCCAGCCGATCTGCCTCGACTGTATGCCCAGCGGACTCTTCCTCTTTGGTGGAAAGGCCGCTGGTCACAGCCGTGGCCCAGCAGGAGAAGTAATCCTGCCAGACGGATTTGTGATTCCCGTACTGATCCGTCACAGTCTCGTTTTTCTGGATGGTGATCCGTACCCGGAGTCCTGCGATGTTCATCACACCACCCCTTCCCGGAGACCGAACAACAGAGACCGCAGCGTCAGGGTCAGACCGTGATGATCCGCTTCCTCCCGGTGCTCAAACAGATAGCCGAGCGCATAAAGGATCGCCACCCGCATGGTTTCCCGGACAGGAGCAAGGGTGGCGTCAGCGTTATCGTCGTTGACCGCCGCCCACTGCTCATCGGTGAGTCTCGCAACATCGGCGCAGAGCCTTCCGGCCGAGGACAGGAGGATGGCGATCATGGCGTCCTCATCCTCCGTGTCCACCCGGAGATAGCTCTTGGCTTCGTCAAGAGAAATCAGCGCCATGACCGCTCACCTCCGTTTATCAGCCGCCGGATGCAGCGCCGGTGCCGAGAGCCATGACCTGCATAGCCTCGGGCAGGATCAGCTTGCCGTCAACGCGCTGGGTGCCAATGAAGCCGACCTGATCGGTCACGGCATACAGCTCGTTCAGGCGCTTGAGGGTGCGGGCCTTGCGGTCGGCAATCCAGTAGTAATTGAAATCGCCGAAGAGCAGCACCTTCTTGTTCTTGTCCGCGGTGGCGTTGCCGGTGATGGCGGGCATATAGCTGCTGGTATAGATCGGGCGGCCCAGAATGGTATCGGGCTTAGCGACATCCAGACCCGGCTTCCAGATGTAGTTGCCGTTGAGGTCCTTCAGCAGCATCAGCTGGAGCAGCAGGGTCTCGTTGCAGAGGAAGGAAGCCTTTCTGCGGTACGGGGCCTTCAGGCTGTAATACAGCTTGTAGATGTTGTCGAAGTGGACGGTCTGGGCATTGTCGGTGACATTGCCCGCGGCAGCGGTCACGCTGGTCAGGATGCCGGTGGGCTGGCTGGGCGTGGTCTGCGGGTTGGCGGACGGGCCGGTGCCGTTGATGAAGGCATCCTCCTCCGCATTGCCGAAACGCACGCCGAAACGCTGCGCGATATACGCGGCGATGTCGAAAGCGGAGTC